GTACTGCGGCGGCTGTCATAATGTGAAGACGGCGCGGGCGCGGGAGCGTCGGGCTGGTGGGGCGTGAGACGGGGGGGGGTGGTCGAAAGTTCGGGAAGGCGAGAGCCAGAAAACCGCCGTTCGTCTCATTCGGAGATTTTTTTCATGGATCAGGGAATTTCGGAGGCGGTCGATCTGTTCGGCTTGCCTGTTCTCGTCCGTGAAGCGACGCGCGGGCGGCCTGGTCATGTTCGCACTGATGAAAATGCCAAGCGTGTCAGCATGTTGTTCGCGATGAACCGCAGCGTGGCAGAAGTTGCCGTTGCTCTTGGGATCTCGCAGCCGACTTTGCGCAAGCATTATTTTTCAGAGGTTCAGCAGCGCGAGGCGATGCTTGATCGGCTCGAGGCGGACCAGCTCGTCAAGCTGTTCAACCAGTCGGCGAGTGGCAGTACGGCGGCAACCAAGGCGCTGCTCGATCGGTGTGACGATGCTAGGACGGCGCGCCGTCTGGCGGCGGCGCATCGCGAGAATGGCGCGGTCAAGCCGGAGCCCGTGGCCAAGCTGGGCAAGAAGGAAGCTGCCGAGCAAGCGGCACGGAATCAGGTGAGCATCTTCACCCCGCCGCCTGCTCCGCATGTCATGAACTGACGCATGAAGTGGTCGACCGCGTGCCTCGACTGGGAAGACCGGATCGTTGCGCGTGAAAGCTTGATACCGATTCCGCCGCTGTTCCCCGATGAGGCGGAGGCGGCGCTCGAAGTGTTCAAGTCTCTCAGGCTGGTGGACCTCCCCGGTCGGCCGACCTTCGGCGAAGTGTCTGAGCCCTTCGTCTTTGATTTCGTTCGGGCGATCTTCGGCGCCTATGACGCCAAGGCTGGGAAGCGTCTGATCAACGAGTTCATGCTCCTGATCAGCAAGAAGAACACCAAGTCGACGCTGGCGGCGGGCATCATGCTCACCGCGTTGATCCGCAACTGGCGCGAGCTGGCCGAGCTAATCATCCTTGCGCCGACGATCAAGGTTGCGGGCAACAGCTTCAAGCCTGCCGCCGCGATGGTGCGGGCCGATCCGAAGTTGAGCGAGATGTTCCACATCATCGCGAACGAGCGGACGATCCGGCACCGGCTGACGCAGGCCGAGCTCAAGGTGGTGGCGGCGGACAGCGGGACGGTTGGCGGGATCAAGGCCGGGTTCATCCTGGTCGACGAGCTCTGGCTGTTCGGCAAGAAGTCCGACGCCGAGGGCATGTTCGAGGAAGCCTCGGGTGGCATGGCGTCGCGGCCCGAAGGGTTCATCGTCTATCTGACGACGCATTCCGACGAGCCTCCTGCGGGGGTGTTCAAGGACAAGCTGGAATATTTTCGCGACGTCCGCGACGGGAAGATCGACGATCCGACCACGCTGGGAATGCTGTACGAGTGGCCTGAAAAGCTGCTCGAGGCCGAGGCCTATCTGAAGCCCGAAAATTTCTACGTGACCAACCCGATGATCGGGCGGTCGACCACAGCAGAGTTCATTGAGGGCAAGCTGCGCAAGGCGGCTCGCGGCGAAATCGACACCGATGAGGACACTGGCTCGCTGCAGGTGGTGCTGGCCAAGTACCTCAATGTCGAAATCGGCATTCGCCTCCGCCGCGATCGCTGGCGCGGAGCGGATGACTGGGCGCCCTGCGCCGACCGTTCGCTGACGCTGGAAGCGCTGCTCGCCCGGTGCGAGGTTGCGGTGATCGGTATCGACGGCGGCGGCCGGGATGACCTTTACGGGCTGTGTGTCGCGGGGCGCGAGCGCGGCACCAATCGCTGGCTCTACTGGTTCAAGGCCTGGTGCTGGCCCGAGGTGCTGAAGCGGCGAAAGAACATCGCCGAAACGCTGCGCGGCTTTGCCCGCGACGGCGATCTGGTGATCTGCGAGGAAGATGTCCTTGACGCGATCGAGGATGAGGACGGCGTTTACCGGGTGCCGCAGGACATCCGCGAGATTGTCGACGTGGTTGTGACGGTGCTGGACACCGGGCTACTGCCCGAAAAGGGCGCGATCGGACTGGACCCTGCTGGTGTGGCTGATCTGGTCGACGAGCTTGAGGACGCGGAGATCACGGCCGAGCAGCTGGTCGCGGTGTCGCAGGGATGGTCCCTGCAATCGGCGATCGTCGGGCTGGCGCGGCGGCTGCGGTCCAAGGGTGCGCGGCACAACGGCGCGCCGTTGATGGACTGGTGCGTTGCCAACGCCAAGGAAGAGACCACGAAACGCTCGGTCGGCATCGTCAAATATGCCTCAGGCAAAGCGAAAATCGATCCGCTGATGGCGGGGTTCAACGCGACAAAGTTGCTTGAGAACAATCCGGAAGCGGCAGCGGCAGCCAAGAAAGCGGGAGTCATTTTTCTATGAGCCTGCTCGACTGGTTCTGGCCGCAGCCTTTGGCGAAGACGGACAAGCTGCCCGAGGGTGCAGTGATCCGCACCGGGGGCGGCAACTTCATTACGGTCGGCGGGGCGGCGGGGAGTGGTCTTCCGGTCGTCAACGAGACCACCGCATCCAGCATCAGTGCGGTCAACGCATGCGTCAAGCTGCTCGCCGGGGCCGTGTCGGCGCTGCCGATGAATATCTACCAGATGGACCCGCGCACCGGCGCGAAGTCCCAGCTGTGGAACGACAATCTGTGGTGGGTGCTCAACGAGCAGTGGCACCCGCAATGGTCGGCGGCGGCCGGGTGGGATCACCTCATGCGCAGCCGCCTGTATCATGGCGATGCCTATGCGACGATCGAGCGCAATGGCGCTGGTGACCCGATCGGGTTGGTGCCCGTCTCCAAGTCGCGGGTTATCACCTATCTGATGGAGAGCGGGCGGCTGATCTATGGTGTGATGCCGCACGCGCGATCGACCGAAAGCAAGGTCTGGTACTACGACCAGGACGACATGATCCATGTCGCTGGCGACGGCTATGACGGGGTCACCAGCCCCAGCGTGTTGCAGTATGAACTGCGCGGCACCGCAGCGACGGCACTGGCGGCGCAGGATGCCAGCGGGCGGTTCTTTGCCAACGGGCTGATGCCCAGCGTTGTGTTCAATTTCCCATCCGAGCCGCCGGAGGCCGAGGTCGAGGAGCTGCGCGCAAAGATCGGCGACAAGTACGGCGGCGTCCAGAACGTCGGCAAGCCGCTGGTGCTGTTCGGCGGGGCGGACGCCAAGACGCTTTCGCTCTCGCCCGATGACGCGCAGTTGCTGGAGTCGCGCAAGTTCTCGGTCGAGGAAGTGGCCCGAATCTACGGCATTCCGCCGTTTATGATTGGGCATAGCGAGAAGACCACCAGCTGGGGCAGCGGAGTGGAGGCGATGGGTTCGGGGTTTGTCCGCTACACCCTGCGCCGCCACCTTCATGCCATCACCAACGAGTTCAACCGCAAGCTCTATCGCACGGGCAACAAGTTCTGCGAGTTCGACACCAGCGATCTGGAGCGGCCCTCGTTCAAGGAATTCACCGAGGCGCTGCGCACCGGCGTGGGCCGTGCGGGCGAGCGTCCGATCATGACCCAGAACGAGGCGCGTTCGCGCTTCAACCTGCCGCCGGTCGAGGGCGGCGATTCGGTTGAGCCGGTGGCGCGTGCCGCCGGGTCACCTCCTGCCGATCCGGCGCCCTAAGAAGGACAGGCGATGAACAAGCTGCTCGCGCTCTACCGCGCCAACCGCGGTAAGGGTGAAGGTTTCCGTGCGCTTGCCGAAGACGGCGAGCCCTGCCTGATGGTCTATGACGTGATCGTCAGCAGCGATGCCGATGCCGAGTGGCTGGGCGGGTGCAGCGCCGAGAGCTTTGTCCGGGCGCTGGGCGGAATGAACGCGCCGCGCGTTCACGTCCACATCAATTCGCCGGGCGGCGATGCCTTTGCCGGGATGGCGATGGGCAATGCGATCCGCAACTATCCCGGCGAGGTGGTCTGCCATGTCGACGGGATCGCGGCGAGCGCTGCGGGCTTCCTCGTCGCCTCGGCCCCGCAGACGATCATGGCGCTGGGTGCGATGATTATGGTCCACAAGTCCTGGACCATCGCCTTCGGCAACAGCGACGACATGCTCCACACCGCCGGGGTGCTCGAGAAGGTCGACGCCCAGCAGATCGAACTGTTCCGCACAAAGAACGCCGAGTTTGATTGGGAGGCGGCGCTGGCGGCGGAGACCTGGTTCACCGCAGACGAAGCCATGGCGGCCGGGCTGGCGACCGAGAAGGAAGGGACCAAGCCGCCAATGGCGCTGGCCTTCGACCTTAGCGCCTTCGAGCACGCGCCCCAGCTGCCGGTCGCTGCGGCTCCGCCCGCGCCCGGACCCGAGGACACCCAAGACATCGAGCGTCGCCGCCGCATCGCGCGCGCGCATGAGCTCGCCAACCATCCCTAGCGCGCTGCGCAAGGAAAGCGGCCCGGCGCATCCGGGATTGAATCTGGAGAAAATGGTATGTCCATTCAGGCACTCCGTGAACAGCGCGCGGAAAAGGTGAAGGCGCTGCAGGCTGCGGTCGATAACCCCGAACTGTTCACGCAGATCGAAGGCGAGATTGCCGAGATCAATGCAAGCATTGATCGTCACGAAAAGGCGATCAAGGCAGTCGCCGACCTCAAGGAACCCGCCACCCCGGCGGCTTCGGCCACCCCTGCCCCGGAGGCGAAGGCTCCGGCGCAGGTCAAGGAAAAGGGTCTGCGCTTCGGCGCCGCGATGCGCGCCGTTGCGGCCGCTGGTGGTGACCGCGCCCAGGCCGTGGCGATTGCCGAGGGCTGGGGCCAATCCGGCCTGTTCGCCCAGCAGTCGGGCCTGACCGGTCCGGCCGGCGGCTTCCTCATCCCCGAGGATGTCTCGTCCGAGCTGATCGAGTTGCTCCGCCCCGCCAGCGTGGTGATGTCGTTCAACCCGGTGTTCCTGCCGATGAACAACGGCAACTTCACCATGGGCCGCATCAACACCGGCACCACCGCCAGCTACATCGGCGAGCTGCAGGACGTTCCGGCGACCGGCATGACGCTCGGCCAGATGAAGCTGTCGAGCAAGAAGCTCGGCGCGCTGGTGCCGATCTCGAACGACCTGCTCAAGTCGGCGAGCACCCAAGCGGACGCCGTGGTGCGCGATGACATGGTGCTGTCGATGGCAACCCGGATGGACCTTGCATTCCTCCGCGGTTCGGGTTCGCAGTTCTCGCCGCTCGGGATGCGCAACCAGTTGGTTGGCACCAGCTTCGAGACGAGCAACATCCTCCCGGCCAACGGCACGGTCAATCTGGTGAACGTCACCAGCGACCTTGGCCGTCTGGAGCTGGCGCTGCTCAACGCCAATATCGCAATGACCCGTCCGGGCTGGATCATGGCGCCGCGCGTCATGATGTTCCTGATGAACCTGCGCGACGGAAACGGCAATTACGCCTTCCCCGAAATGCAGAACGGTCAGCTGCGCGGCAAGCACTATCGGACCACCACCCAGATCCCGACCAATCTCGGCGGCGGCACCAACGAAAGCGAGCTCTACCTCGCCGACTTCGCCAATGTCGTCGTCGGCGAGCAGCAGGGCATCGAGCTCGCGATCAGCACCGAGGCTGCTTACCGCGATGCCAACAACACCGTGCAGGCATCCTTCAGCCGTGACGAGACGGTGGTTCGCGCCATCGCGCTCCACGACTTCGGCCTGCGCCACCTCGCGACGGTCGCCATCCTGACCGGCGTGACCTGGGCGCCGTGATCCTGACGGGGCGGGCCTCATCGCCCGCCTCGCCTCCTCCCTGCTTTCGGAAAGGAATTCCCCATGAGCTCCGTTGAAATCGAAAACATCGGCAGCAAGATCGCTGTCGTCCGCGGCGCGGCCAACACGGCGGTCACCGCTGGCGGCGGCGGCGATAACACCGCTGTTACCGGCGTGATCATCGACCGCGCGGCGCTGGGCTGGCCGCAGTCCTGCGTGGTCGCGGTGCCCTTTACCACCACCCTTGCGGCAACGCAGAGCCTGTCGCTGGCGATGACCGTCCAGAGCGGCGAAACCCCGAACCTTGCCGACGCCACCACGCTCGCCACCCGCCCCGATGGCATCGTTGCCAGCAGCGCTGGCGGTGGCACGGTGACCGGTACGGTCGAGCTTGACGTCAACCTGTCGGGCGCGGGCCGCTATGTCCGGGCCAACTTCACCCCCAACCTGTCCGCTTCGGGCACTGACACGGCGGCGCTGTCCGAAGTGATCGTGTTCGGCGGCCAGCAGCGGCTGCCCGCGTGATGAGCCCGCTCCGGTTTCTGAAACCGTGGTCGCTTTACAACCCGGGTGAAGTGGCCGGGTTCGACAGCGAAACTGCGGCGACCCTCATCGGCGCTGGTGTGGCGGTGGAGGCTGAAGAAACCCCCGCCGCCAAGCCCGCGCTCAAGAAGGGCAAGAAGCCCGCCGCCGATGTCGCTCCGCCCGAGGGCGAGGACACGCCGGGTGAAGCCCAAGGCGGGGCAGAGCCCGCGTCCGACGCAGGCTAACCCGAGGGCGGGCCGGGGCTGATGCTCCGGCCCGCTTTCCTTCCACCGTTCCACCCAACAGCGAGAGGGCGAGATGCAGTTCGAACTGGCTCCCTTCGCGCTGCCTGCCGATTATGGCGAGGACATCGTCTCGGTTGATGCGGTCAAGGCGCATCTCGGAGTCACCTTCGACGATCAGGATGACGAGATCGGCGCCTATCGCGACGCCGCGGTCGATATGGTCGAGAAGTATTGCGGCCTCTACCTCGCCCCGCGCTCCGGCGTGGTCTGGCGCGGCGAGGCGCTGACGTCGCCGCTTGCGCTCGGAATCTGGCCGATCACCGCCATCACCGGAATTGCCTGGCTCGACAGCGAAGGCGAGGCCGTCACCGGCACGGCCTCGGACTGGCGGATCGTGCGCCGCGACACCATCGCCATCAAGCCCGGCAAGACGCCCCCCTCGGACGTTGCCGCCGGGGTGGCGATCACCTTCACCGCCGGATTCGAAACCCCGCCACCTGCGCTGGTGCAGGCTGTCAAGATGTTCGCCGCGCATCTCTACAAGCATCGCGAGGCGGTGATCACCGGCACGATCTCGGGTGAGATCCCGCTCGGGTTCCGCCAGCTTTGCGGCCAGTATCGCGTTCCGGTGATCTGATGGCCCGCATCCCCGCCGGCGCGCGCAACCGCAAGGTCCAGTTCTATCCGCGCAACCAGACCGAGGACGCCCTCGGCGTCGAGATCGAGGCCGATGGCACGCCGATTGTGATGTGGGCCGCGGTCAGCTTTGGCAGCGGAGCCGACCGGCGCGAGGCAGGGCAGGCAGGCAGCGATCAGACCGCAACGTTCCGCGTCCTGTCCTGCGCCGCGCTGCGCGAAGCGGACGAGCGCTGGCAAATTGAATGGAACGGCGCGCGCTGGGGGATCTCCAGCATCGTGCCGATCGACAACGACGCAACCGAAATCGAATTCACCGCTTTGCGGAAGGGGGCCTGAGCCATGCCGCGCACCACAATGCGGATTGAAAATGCGGGGTTCCGTGATCTCAACACCGCGCTCGGCGGGCTTGGCACGCTCTATCGCCGGAAGAAGGCGGCGCGCGATGCGCTGATGGAGGCGGCTGAGATCGTCCTCGAGCAGGCGCAGGCCGAGGCTCCGGTGCGTTCGGCGCGCAAGACCTTCGGGGTCGGCGGCACGCTGCGTCGGGGCGAGGGATCGCGCCGGGTACGCCAGGGCGGCGACACGCGCGAACGGCGGTTCGGGGCGCTCCGGATGCACATCAATATCGGCACGCGGCTGAATCGCAGCCAGCGCCGCCAGCAGGCCGACAAGATGCCGGTCGAAGTCTATGTCGGCACCCGCGACCGGGCGGGGATCCTGACCGAGTTCGGCACGCGAAACACGCCCGCGCAAGGTTGGTTCCGGCGCGCTTGGACGCAGGCCAACCCGCGCGCACTGCTCGATGTGATTGCGGCGGCGCTCTGGCGGCAGATAGAGCGGCAGACCCAACTTGCGGAGCGCGCGGCCCGGCGGGCGGCGCGGCGCGGCGCACGGTCCGGGGCAAGGGGGCGGCGGTGAGCTGGCGGGATGATCTGATCGCCCGGCTGCGCGGTGACGCGGCGCTGGCTTCGGCGCTCGACACGCGGATCGCCTGGTTTGAAAATGCGCGCAGCTGGAAGACCTATCCGCAGCTTGTGTTGCAAGAGATCACGCCGGGCCGCGAATACACCCATGACGGGCCCGACGGGCTCGATCAGGCGCGGGTGCAGTTTGACGTCGATGCGCTCTCGGGCGCCGACATCCAGACCGTTGAGGCAGCGCTGCTCGCCGAGATGGAGGCCGAGGTCACAGCGGGCAGCACCCGCTTTCATTTCGGGTTCCTCGAGGGGCGGCGGATGCTGCCCAGCGACGATCTCGCCGACCAGACCCGCGTGCTCCGGATGAGCATGGATTTCAACTTCTACCACGAAGCGATCTGACGAAAG